CCTTGGCAGTCTCAGGAGCCTTGGCAGTCTCAGGAGCCTTGTCAGTACGGTCGTGGCCGTGATCTTGTCTCCGTTGGATAGTTCCGCATAGCTGCTTCGTTTGATCTGGTTGTATAGGTCTTTTTCCTTTTTGCCGAGCTGGACCTTCCTCTTGATGAACGTCTGCTCCGGCAGGTCGATTGCTTCTTCCTTCGTGATTCTAAATGCGATCGAGTGCTCTTTTCGGATCAGACCGTCCAGGTCCTTGTATCCGACGATCTGCTTCCGGTTGAAGCCTCCCATAATCGCGTACCGATTTCTGAATTGATAGAAGTTCCGGCCGAAGATCGAAGCGTCCAGGAACCGGTACTGGCTCCAGATGTCGATTGCATCATTCTGCACCGGTGTTCCGGAGAGGATGAGCTTGTACCTCGCCTGGTCTCCTAACTTATGTATTGCTTTGCTCTGCTCTGCGTCGTGTGTCTTGATTCGCTGGCTCTCATCGCATATAATCAGGTCAGCGTCGTACTCCTGGAGCTTCTCAAACAGTCCATCTCTCCAGGTTGATTCGTAGTTGATCACGGCGACCTTGAGCGCTTTGAATGGGAACGCCTGCAGGTCTTCAATCATTCGGATCCTCTGTTGCTTCGTTCCCAGGAGCGCCTTGCAGGTCACTTTGAAGTCTGCGACCTCTGCGATCTCTTTTGGCCAGACCGACACGACGGACGTTGGTGCGATTACCAGGACTCTCTGGATCGCGCCTTTTTCATATGCGGCTCCTGCGATGGCGATCGCAGTTCTGGTCTTGCCGCATCCCATTTCAAATAAAAGACCGAAGCCCTTATTTGTGTTGGCTGCCATTTACTTTCCTCCTTCACTTATTTGCTACCGGCTCCAGCTCCTGGAACTCGGCGCCATCCATCAGCTCTCTGTCTTTCAGGATGTCTTTTCCGCTTATGCTTCTGATTCCCTGGTATTCGTAGTTCTCATTCTGCCCGCGGTTGTATCGTTTGTTATATTCCGGATTCTGCAGCCGCTCGTATTTTCCACGCGTGGCCAGCGCTGTCCGGTTCAGCTTCTCTGCGATCAGTGTGAAATCGTAGCCTTCGTCTACCATGCGGCACAAGGTTTCCACCTCGTCCTCCGTCCATTTTCGGGGGGGGGCACCGCACAGGCTTCTTATTGATTCCAAGGTCTAGGATTCTGCGCTTGATGGCTCCTTCCGAATGTCTCAGCTCTGCTGCCAAGTCGCTGTATGTATATGTCCCTTTGCTGAGCAGGTACCGGAGCTTGTCGTCTTCCGTCTTCGTCCATGCTGCATTGTGCTGGCCGTGAAGCTGCAGCTTTTTATAATCTGCCTTGCGCTTCACATCCACCCAGTCCGGTTCTGCTCCGAGACCGTATTTCTCAAATCTGGAGAAGTCCAGGATGCTCTTGTTATCCTCAGCCCATTTCCAGAATGCATCGATGTCGATCACCCTGAACCGGTTCTTCTTCACTACGTGCCATTTGACCGGCAGTCCGTATCGGATCAGCTTGTCGCTGGTATAGCCGAGCATGTTCTTTCCGTAGATTGCAAGCATGAGCTGGTTCAGGGATATCCTTGTGTCTCCGGCCAGGTGTGCGCCGCATCCGAGCCGCTGCGCTCTGACGATGATTGCATTCTCCGATCGGCCGAGAGCCTTGGACAGTCCTTTGATGGAGACCGTGCCCCATTTATCCTGCAGGTAGGCTTCCTCTTTCTCGGTCCACTGCTTCTTTTTCCTGGGTGCATCAACGAGTTTTCTCATAGTCCAGGCACCTCGATTCTTTGAACGCGCGCGCCATCATCTGAGCTGTTTCGCCTTCGTAATTGCCGCACATTCCTTCGTTGTCAATATCCGCATAGACTCTCCTGAAGAAGTCATCAAATCTATTGTTTGCGTAGTCTTTTGCGAATTCCTTTGGAATCTCTAACTGTATGATCATCGTCTTCTGCCTCCCTTCGTGCTCATATGCGGGTAGTCGCGGTCTGCGTATGCTTCTCTGTCCCAGGAGAGCTTCTTTCCACACCAGTGACAGTGCGTATGGCCGACCTGTGTTCTCTTGCCGCAAAGCGGGCAGGTATAAAGCCCTGCTGCACGTCTGACCGCCATTGCTGGCTGTTCGTACTTCTGGCTCATCTCTGATGCCTGAGCTGTTACTTTGCTGTAGTCTGCGACGATGTCCGCTGCTTCTGTCAACGCATCCAGATCGTCGTTCCATGACTCTCCACCATATTCGTTCCTGGCGATCTCTTTGATTTTGCTCTTGGTGATCTCCAGCTGTTCGATGATTTCATCGTATGTCATAGTTGCCTCCTATTCTTCCTCGGTGTTTTCCTCATATTCGTCTTTTGATATGATTCGCACCTTTTCCTTCGGAACCTTGGCCATGCTGGCCATCGCCTCTAGCTGGCTGTCTGCGTATTTCTCAAAGTCAGCATTCTGCAGTCCTTCGATCGAGATCTCCACGATCGTGGCCGCGTATCCGGTGGTTTCTTCTCCTCCGTATAACTCTGCATCCTTTATCTCGAAGTAAATTCCGAGCGACATGCTTACGTCTTTCATTTCAGTACCTCCTTCGGATCCGCGAGGCCGAACGTCAGGAGCGCCATGTTGGCTGCTCTTACCTGATGCTCGTAAAGGCTACCCTGCACCGGGTATTTGACCAGGGCCTCCGGTTCCTTCTCGATTCGCATCTTATCTACGGCTCGCTGTGTTTCATCCAATTGCTGCCTGTAGCTTTCTATGGCCGGTGGCAGTCTCACGATCTTGGAGAGCTTGTCCAGCAGTTCCTTGCTGCAGTCTCCGATCATCATGTTTTTGCGCCGGTCGTACTTCATTGAGTTCCAGGATTTTATGATCGCCATCTGTGTGTTGTCCACTTCGATCAGCATGATCTTTCCATCCTTCATTGCCATCTTCAATCTTCGTTACCTCTTTTCTGCTTCCGATCTGAGCCAGGCACGCACTTGTGAAGCGCTGCTGGTACCCATCCGTCAGCTTGACTTCCATTCTGATTCCCATTGTCCTCACTCTTTCTCTGTGTAGAAGGTGTGCGCTCCGTGTGTGAATAACTTCTGCAGGTTCCTGCTATGCCAGGTGCTTTCGTCGCTGGCCTTTTCAAAGTAGAGGGCTCCTTGGCTTTCATCCCAGTGCTCTACTGTGATCAGCTCCATTGCCTTCATGCAGTCGGCGTCCGGCTCCACCTTGTCATATCTGCCATTGCTCACCGGTGTGAATGCTCCGTCCTGCATGATCACTTCTTCGATCGTGTCCGGGAATCTTGCATCCCATACTCGGTTCAGAACTACCAGCATGACCAGTGCCTTGCCTTCGGTATCCTCTGATTCAGCCTCGGCCATTGCGATCTTCTCTAGCAGGTAGGCGTCGTTTGCATCAAAGTCCATGCTATGTATCAGCTCTGTCCGCGTTTGTTCCTGGTAGAGCTTCCATTCTGCTTCCTGGTCCTTCTGGTACTGTTCCTGGTAGTCTCTGATCATCTGAGCTTCCTTCTCTGCTTTCTCACGCTCCCGCTGATGGTATGCATCTCTTTCTCGGCTCATCTGTTCATATTCTTCCTGGGTGTACCATTGACCGTTCTCTGCCTGGAATCGGTAGGGCTCATAGTCGTCTGGATCCGGGAGTGGAGCTGCTATGCACCAGGCTCCCATGCCTGCGATAAGTACTCCGATGCAGATTCCTGGCACTGCCTTCCTCAATCTTCGGATGATTCGTTTCCGGCGTTTTCCTCTCTTTATTGTTTTATTGATCTTAGCTCTCATTGCTTTCCGGTGTTCATCCTCTGTCTGATACCTCTGCATCTTACTCACTTCCTTCTTATAAATTCTTTAATTTAGTAGTTGACTTCCGGAGCTGTTTATATTGCTCTCTAGGCTTGGCTGGGCCCGGCAGTCTGTGACAGGTTCTCCATAGGGTTGAAGAAGAACCTGTCCGCTGTTTGCTCCCTGAGTATTGTGTGGGGTAGCCGTATAGCTGTTGCCTGCAGTGCGGTCTGTTTCATCGCCGCCATCCGGGTGTATTGCGCACCCACCAGTCCATGCTCCGGATGTTCTCTCTCCTGGTGTTCTCATCTGCCTCCTAGCCGCCATTGTTTTACTTGGGCTCACGCTATCTCTCCCAATTACGACGGTTGGCCGCAGGCTCCGGTTATCCGCCGAGCGGATTTATTGCATCGGCTCCGCCAGACCAGACAGTTTTTATTGAGGTGTCATGCTTCCTCTTGCTTCTTATTCAGTTGTGTGTTTATGCCAGCGCTGCTGCTTTGGCTGTATCGTCAATGGCTTTCTGTGCTTCCATTCCGGCCATGAATGAGTTTGTCATCATTATGACGAGGGTTCTCTTTTCCTCCGGAACGTTCGCGAGGGTTGCTGCCATCTTCTCAGCGTCTCTGAGCTGCTCGGCTGTGTATCTCTTAGCTTTTGCCATGGTGTTTCCTCCTTCCGTTTGGTGCTCTATTTTTGTGCTTCTGGGACTATTATACGTCCTATCCGCACAATCGTCAAGCATTTTTTGTTGATTGTGTGACTTTTTGTTGACGAACGCACTTTTTTGCTGTATAATCATTCATGAAAGGTGGTGAAATCGTGAAAGACCGAATTAGAAAAATCCGGCGCGATCTTGACTTAACTCAGCAGGAGTTTGCTGATCGTATCGGAATAAAAAGAAATACTATCGCTAATTACGAAACTGGAAGAAATGAACCGATCGATTCTGTGGTCTCTCTTATCTGTAGGGAGTTCGGTGTGAACGAAGAATGGCTCCGTGATGGAACCGGCGAGATGTTTGCTCCGGATGCCAGCGATGAATTGGAGGCTCTGGTTAAAAGGTACGATCTTTCCAATGCCGACCAGGTTCTGATTGAAAAATACATAAACCTGAAGGCTGGCTCACGCGAGACGATTATCGACTTCATTACTGATGTCGTGGCTGCTCTTGAAGACCTGGATCCGAATGCGAAGGCTTTTCCTTCGGGTTCTGCTTCGGAGTTGGATATCGATGCGGAAGTGGAGGCATACCGGCAGCAGCTTGAGCTTCAGAAAAAAGCGGCGGCAGGATCATCTCTCTCGAATGGTGGAAACGGAGGAACCAATAAAAAGGAGGCGTAGTCGTGGGATTTTTTGATAGAATTGTTCCGCGGCGATCCGTATCCGTACTGCCTGACGATCGCATTCTTCGGTATAAGATTACCGGAATAAACCCAGGGACCAGGAGGAAAAACACCAGACGTGTTCTCTGTGGTTCCTGGGAGGCGATCTCTGACGTGGAGGCGCGTACTGGTCTGCTTCCTCCGTTTACTTGTGAGTTGGAAATGCCAGAAGTTACGGAGGCTCAGCTTGAGCTTATGAAAAAGTTAGGAGTTCCGATGCTTGACGGGATGTATCGCGCTGATGCGTCAGCTCTGATCCAGCACGCTCTTGACGAGAAGCCGCTGTTTCCAGACCGGGGCCTGCCGCGGCCAATACTTCAATTTTTAATTGACCACAAATTGCTTTTGTCTTCCTGGTTATCTGTTTCAGATCTGGAGGATGAATTCGTGGAGACTCTCCCCGGATTGCGTGCGTTAATTAAGAAATGTAAATAAAAAATCGCCCAGTGCTGCGAACACCAGGCGACCTGTTCTTCCTTGCGGAAGCTGCATAATTTGACGTAAATCATCAAATCTTATTTTACAGCCGTTTCTGTAAATCCGCAAGGGTTTATTTTTTATACTCTTTTTTTGGGAGGTGGGACGATGAGGTTCTTTTCCTACGGACGAAAATCCGTATTTTCTGATAAATCAGATTCAATCGATAATCAGTTCCGGATGAACCGGGAATACTGCGAGTCGAAGTTTTCCGGCCAGGTGGATTCCTGGCAGCAGTTCTCTGATGAAGACTTCACTGGTGCGAATACGTCCCGGCCGGATCTGCAGCGTATGCTGTCTTTTATAAAGGGTGGCTTCTGCGACGTCCTGGTAGTCTATCAGCTGGATCGTCTTTCCAGGGATGTCCGGGACTTTGCGAATATCTACGCGCTCCTGGAGGAGCATGGCGTGATGTTCATCTCAATAAAGGAAAACATCGACACCACGACGCCGATCGGGCGCGCCATGATGTATGTCACGGTGGTCTTCGCTCAGATGGAGCGTGAAACCATCGCGGCCCGTGTTACGGATAATATGCTGGGCCTTGCTAAAAAGGGATACTGGACCGGCGGCAATCCTCCGGTTGGTTACGTCAGGAAGCATATTGTTGTGAATGGGAAGAAGCACTGCTCCATTGAGGTGGATCCGGACGGGGCTCGCTACGTGACGCAGATCTTCGATACCTTCCTGGCTTATAACTGCAGCCTGCAGGGAATGGAGACGCGATTCAAAAACCAGGGCATCCGGACGCAAAGCGGGAAGTTCTTCTCGACCACGCAGCTGCATAAAATGCTGACCATGCCATATTGTGTCGAGGCGACTCCGGAAGTGTATGACTTCTATGCCGCGAAGGGCTGCATCATGGATCCTGGCTCCCCGCGTGAAATGTGGGACGGATCCGTCGGTGTGATCATCTATGGCCGGTCGACCGAGAAAAACAAAAAGCACCAGGCGCAGCCGCCGGAGAAGTGGACCGTGTGTCTTGGAAAGCACAAGCCCTTCATGCCTGCCGAGAAATGGCTCGCGGTGCAGTCCCGGTTTACTCAGAACAAATGCATCAAGGATGCAAAGTGGCCAGTGCCTCTCCTGAAGGGCGTGCTCCGGTGCAAGTGCGGAAACCTGATGCAGGTCTCCAGAAAGAAAAAGGTCGACGGTACCTGTTCTTCCTGGTACTACTGCAGGAAGCGAATGCGGCAGGGCGTGGACGCCTGCGACATGGGGCAGATCAAATGCGATCTGCTGGATGAGAAAGTCCTGGAGCTATTCCGTGGCATCACTGCGGATCCTGCCTTGATTCAGAAATTCGTCAAAGCGGAAGCTCCGGCCGATGTTCCTGATCTGAAGGCCGCGCAGGCTCGCGTGTCTGCCTGTGAGCGTAAGATCGGCCGCCTGGCTGCATCGTTAGCTCTGGCCGAGGATTCCGCTGCATCAAAGTATATCATCGCGGAAATGGAACGCCTGGACGTTGAGCTGGGTGCTCTGAAGCGCGAAGCCTCGCTGGCCGAGATGGAAAGCCACCGGGCTGCTGCCAGTGCGAAGGATGCCAAGGCCACGGCTGCGGAAATCGCGAAGCTGATTCATGGCCTGGATGGCTTCGACGACAAAGAAAAAAACGCGATTGCTCGCGCTGTGATTCAGGAGTGTACTTGGGACGGGGAGCGGCTTTTTATTAAGCTCTAA